AATTAAATGTATTGGCACCAGAAGAATTTATTTCTGAAGATTCTGATGGTCTTAGAATTTTTGAAGAACCGACACAGGACAAAATTTATTTTTTACAAGCAGACGTTTCAAGAGGTCAGGGCTCGGATTATTCCGCATTTACTGTAATTGATGGAACCTGTGCCCCATATAGGGTGGTTGCATCTTATAGAAATAATATAATAAGCCCATTTAACTTTCCCCAAATAATCAAAAAAGTTGGTGAAAAATATAATAATGCTTATGTTTTGGTAGAAACAAATGATATTGGTGGGCAAGTTTCAAATATTCTTTATAATGATCTAGAATATGAAAACATGTTAATGACAAAAATAATGGGAAGAAAAGGTCAGATTCTTTCACAGGGATTTGCAAATGGCAAGAGTGAGATGGGGCTTAGAACGACAGCGCAAACTAAAAAATTAGGCTGCGCAATATTTAAAAGATTGGTTGAAGAAGACAAAATTTTATTAAATGATGATAGAATAATTCAAGAACTGATGACCTTTGTGTCCAAATCGAACACATATAAGGCTGATGACGGGCACCATGATGATATGGTGATGACATTGATCTTTTTCTCTTGGCTAACTCGACAAGACTATTATTCTGATTTAATTGAAACAGCAAAATTGAATCACGAGGCAGAAAACAAAGAACAAGAAAATTATACATTCATAATGACTAATGAAGACGATGACGATTCTGAATTTTCAGATGGAAAGGTAGTCTGGTACCCTGTATAAAAATTCTAAATAAATTAGCAGATAATTAAGGAAAACTATGCCAAACCCATCAATATCGCAATTTATGCCAGTAAATTTAAGAGATGCTGCCAATGTAGTTACTACAGCTGGAATGGTTTCTGGTGGTATAACAGGTTATTTTAGATATGTTGCGCCCGTATTCAGCGGTGATCAAGGAGCATCTGTAAACGACCCGGGTGGCCTTTTTGGTTGGTTGATATATTCAAGAAATGCTTTGTTGACCACCCCAAGAGGAACCACGGCAGACACTTATATACTATACGATAATCCAAGAAGTTTGTTGGCAGACATGAATAGACTTGGTGGAATAACATATTGTTTGGTGTCAACTCCAACACAAGGTGGAACCTTTGGCTTCTTTTTGAACACATCTGGAGCAATTTCTGGAAGAACCTTTGCAACTGATTTCTTGCATGCTATAAATTATTTGGCCTACGGCGGTCAATTGGTTTTAGCTGGCACAACACAGGGATTGAGCAATTACGAGCTAGACACAAATACAAATATCAACGTATTGATTGGTAATACAGCAAATACACAAATTGTAAATTGGCTAAAACAAAAACCATATACTATAGGTATATTCCCATCTGGATCCGATGTAACAAATCAAATTGGTGCGGGATACACCATGCAAAATTTTACATCACTGGTTGGTATTACACTAGCCACAACAGGTTCTACATTCTCAAACAGAGTGTTTAACGTATATGGTGTAAAGGGAGTCTACAGCATAACAACAGATCTTTTGGCACCAAACAGTTCTGTAACAGCATATTATTTACCAGCAATTGCAGATGTTGCAGGATTCTATCAAGTTGCATCCGATTCTAACACAGTGCTCAATACCTTAGCTGGCATTGATACATCAACACTCTTAAATGGAACAATACTCAATCCAGTGGAATGGGCAAACGCCGATCTAAAAACAACTCTAAGAAATAATAGAGTAAACTATTTCTTGAATGGAACAGATAAATTTTTAGGTCAGGATCTCATGGGAGCTACTTTAAATAGTGCTACCCCAACTACTCCAGAAAGATTTGGACCAAGTGCACTACAAATTCAAGTAAATAAAGATGTTTCTGACATTGCTTTAAAATATTTGTTTAAAGTAAACAATGCAGTATCAAGATCTCAAGTTGTAACTGAGATTCAAGCATATTTGAATGGCTTGGTAAATTTTATCGACATAACTGGTTCAGAAGTAATATGCGATGAATCAAACGGAAACGTAGACAATTCAACAACTCTTTATATAACAGTTGTAGTTAAACCAATAATTTCTTCCAGCGCATTCGTAGTAGACGTAACAGTAACAGCATAAAATGGCAAACTTTAATAGCATACAACAATTTAAAGATAATTTTTATGGCGGAACTAGGCCAAATAGGTTCAAGGTCACAGCTACTTGGCCAGATGATGTTACCACAAACACTAATATAAATGACCAAACCACATTTAAAATATTTTCAACAACCTTTCCAGACTCTTCTGTTGAAGCAATAACAGTTTCATATAGAGGAAGACCAGTACATTTTGCTGGAGATAGAAAATATCCACTGTGGAATGTAACTATATACGATGATTCAGAATCAAATAATTTATGGGAAGTTTTTCATAGATGGATGGAAAAAATAGATGGAAATTCAAGCCATCTATATTCTGGAGCAACCTCAACAGATAAAGATTTCAGTTACTCAAAGCACCAAACTACATTCACCATCAAACAGTATAAATTAAATGGAGAATTGGATAATACTGGAACGACTAGAACAATTATTTTACATAATGTTTTTCCACTGGCTGTTGGTGAAATAGAACTGAACATGCAAGAATCTACCCCAGTGTCTTTTCAAGTTCAATTATCGTTTGATTACATAGAATTTGGTAACAGTACAATAAATCCCAATTTATAACGGAATAACCTATGCCTTCAAATAATCAATTATCTGATTTTAAATCAAATTTTAATGGTGGAACAAGAAAAAATAGATTTTTGATAGATGCAGATTTTCCGGGTGGATCTTTTACTAGATTTCATATAGTAAGCACTAATATACCATCTACGAGTTCTAAACAAATAGAATACAACTATTTTGGTCGTGTATGGAAATTTCCCGGAGAAAAAGATTATGGTACTTGGTCTTTTGTTGTAACAGATGACGTTGGAAATGATGTTGCAAATTTATGGAAGCAATTCCAATCTTGGCAAAATTTAATAAACAATCACGAAACCAATGAATCTTCCACAAGTGCTTTGTCATATAAGACCAACACATTAAAAATTAAGCACTTAAATATAAATGGTGATGAAGATCAGCCTCTAAAAACATATATTTTAGAAGGTTGTTGGCCCTCCTCAATAAGAGGAATTAACTTTAACATGGGAATTAATAACCAGTTAAATAGATTTGTAGTAACAATGCACTTTGATTCAATAAGCATAGGTGGCATATCTGTTGGGCCCGAGGGCACAGGAATAGCATCTAGAATTTAAGAGATAATTATGGAAATTGATATTTTTGGTTTTCAATTCGGAAAAAAGAAGCCAACAAAGCAAGAACAACAAAATCTAGCTTTGCAGGCTTTTACTGCACCTGAACAATTTGATGGTACAACCACAATTGAAGCTGGTGGTGTGTTTGGTACCTCTTGGGATTATACTAATCCAAGAGATGAAGCCAGCTATACAGTACAATACAGAAACATGTCAACATATCCAGAAATGGATAATGCAATTGATGAAATTGTAAATGCAGCAATGGTTCCGGGTACAGATGGTAAGGTAGTTAAAATAAATTTAGAAAATCTGCCTTTATCCGAAAACATCAAAGTAAAAATCTATAGAGAATTTGATAATGTTTTAAAGTTATTGGATTTCAGACATAAGAGTTATGAAATCTTCAGAAGATGGTATATCGATTCAAAAGTTTTTTATAACATTGTAATCGACAAAGATCTTCCAAACGAAGGAATTAAAGAAATTGTTCCTCTGGATCCTCTAAAGGTAAAGAAGGTAAGAAGAGTAACAAAACAAATGGAACGCGTAGAAAGCGTACAGGTTCCATTGATTAAAGAAGTTGAAGAATACTTTTTATACACCAATACCGACAAAGATTCGTATGTGATGACTGGTCCCGGTGGATTGAAACTAAGCACCGACAGTGTTGTTTACGTTCCATCTGGTATCATAGATTTGAATACAAAGCGTGTTCTTGGATATATGCACAAAGCAATCCGCCCAATGAACATGTTGAGACAACTAGAAGATGCTCTTCTAGTTTACCGCATAGCACGCGCACCAGAGCGCAGAATTTTTTATGTAGACGTAGGGCAAATGCCAAAACAAAAGGCAGAGCAATACATGCGGGATATGATGAGCAGATTCCGCAATCAAATCACTTACAATCAAGTAACTGGCGAAATCCGAGATCAAAAGAACCATCTTTCAGTTTTGGAAGACTATTGGCTACCAAGAAGAGAAGGTTCAAAGGGAACTGAGATTTCTACTCTTGCTGGTGCGCAATCAACGTCACAAATTGAAGACGTAGAATATTTTAAGAGGAAGCTTTATCTTTCCTTGAACGTTCCTATGAGTCGTTTGAGTGAAAACACAGGCTTCAACATGGGACGTGCTGTAGAAATTTCAAGAGAAGAAATTAAATTCTATAAATTCATAGAAAGAGTGCGTCACCAGTTTTCAAAGTTGTTTGGCGATCTATTGAGAGTTCAATTGATACTCAAGGGTGTCATAACAGAGGAAGATTGGAAAGAACTAAGAAACGAAATAAACTTTGTCTTCAATACAGACAATTATTTCTGGGATCTAAAAGAAGCAGAGATTCGCGCAGAAAGACTAAAAGCTCTCTCCATGGTCGAGCCATATATCGGCAAATACTTCTCAACAGACTATATAAAGAAGAATGTATTGAGACAGACAGAAGAAGAGATCAATACCATGTCTAAAGAAATGGAAAAAGATCTTGCAATAATGAGACAACAGCAAATGCAGCAAATGCAACAGGAACAAATGGCCCAGATGGCTCAAATGGACCAAACAAATCCCGAACAACAGCAGGGACAACCACAATGAATAACGTAACTAAAATTTTATTAAAAAACGGATTAAAAGGTTTGGCCAACAAAGATGAGGAGTATTTTAAACAAAATATAACTCATGCAATTGCTTTGAAACTAAATGAAAGCTTAAAGTACATCTATGACGAGTGCACGGCAAATCTCTTCAAAGAAAATAAATTAACCGAGTCCACGGCATACTTGACAGAATTTGTATCGTTTGTTGAAAATTTTAAAGAAGGAAAATACAAATTTAAAAATAATAGCACACTAAATATTAATGAATCTCAAGTTGCAATATTAAAGGAGCTTTTTGATTCTTTGTCTCCAAAAAGCAGAAAAATAATGGTTGAGTCGGTGTTTTCCGATAGCCAAAATTTTAAAGATCACATAGAGTTCTACAACAAGATAAAAGGTTTAATAAAATGAAAAACACAACAAGACAGATGATCAAAGATGTAATCCAAGAAAATGCAGTCTCTTTCAAAGAGAACACTTCAAAGGCATTGTATTGCAAAATTTCAAAGAAGCTTGAAGAACAGTACAAGGAAGTATCAAAAAATATTTTCAAAAGCGATAACAAATGACGCTAATAACAGAATTAACTGAAGACGTAAAGTATATCAAAGAGAATGTCGGAAACGGTGAAAAGACATATTTCATCGAAGGCATTTTCATGCAATCAGATACAAAGAACCGCAACGGTCGTATCTATCCACAGGGAACCCTGTTGAAGGAATGCAAGCGCTATATCACTGAATACGTCGATAAAGGTCGTGCATTGGGTGAATTAAACCACCCAACAGGTCCGACAGTTAATCTTGACCGCGTTTCCCACATTGTAAAAGAACTCCATGAAGATGGTAGAA